TGTCTTAAGAGAGTATTACCTGCTTCAAATCTTCCTACTACAATCATCTCTGCTCCTGATGCTATTGGATAAGGCAAAGTAATTACTGTTTCTACACCTAAAGCACCAGCGTTGTTAAGAGTAGTTGATAATCCTGATACTGATTCTGTCGTTTTTCTATCTAAAAGAATCTCTATATCTGTACCTTCATCTACTTGTTCTGGCCTTAATGAAACTTTTTCTAAATAAACTCCATCTGAATATTCAACTAAAACATACATGTCGCTACCTTTTACGGCTGCACCTAGTATTGATTTACTTCCACTAACTTCCCAATAAGACCAAGCTGATTGAAGCTTTGTATCTTCTTCAAAGAAAAACTTATACAGGTATATTCTTTTAGGTTGCGTAACACTTATCATTGCAATCGCATCTTCTGCTACAGCCGAAACAAAACCACATAAGTTAGAGGGAATATATCGGGGGATGCTTGCTGTTACTTCTTCCGATAAAGGCACTGACCCACTAGAGTCAGGCAGGAAGAACTCTCTTAGTCCACTAAAGTTTCCTTTAGGTATAGGGAAATATGTATTACGACCAACAGCTATCGGGTCAACAGATGTGTCCATATCAAAGGAAGTCATCTGTGTGATGGTTGTTGTCTTAGGCGTTAAAGCAGAGCCAACATTTATACCTGCATCTAGTCTGAATTGAGAGTTTTTACTAAATAAAAGAAGGGTGTTAGCAAAGGCGACACTAGATAAAAGAATGTTAATAGAAGTACCACCGCAACTAATATCAACAGGATCACTATCAATTATTGTTTGAACAGTTTCAGGCCAGAACCTTCCGTGATCGTCAGCAGCAGAAAGGATTGCGTTCTCATCTGATAACATGACAAGCCTGTTTCTAAATAGGTTTAAGTTTGTAATCTTTCTCCCAACGAAGGTAGGGTCTAGTGCTGTTTTCTTGTCACCAGCTATACGACCTGACCATGTAGTTCCATAGGTCAAGTTGCCTGATGTGCTTTGATTTTCAGTAGAAGTAAAGGTAAAAGTGCTAGAGCTTTTTGTTGTAATAAAATAAGTTCCTGTATTTTGTGTTGTGTTTGTCCCTGTAGATGGCTGTATAAACAACAAGTCTCCATCTGCTAGGCCGTGACCTGTCTTTGTAACAGTTACAGTGTTAGCTGTTTGTGCGTATGTAGCAGCAGTTGATTGCTTTGCATATCTTTTAAAAGTAAAACTACCATCTGTATTTCTAATTAACACATGAGGCATTGTTGCCTCGTTAAATCTAAAAGGAATCCCTGGAGCTACAGTTTCTTTCCATACCCCATCTCCATATATATCTGTTGGAGTATTCGTATTAGAAGAAGAAATGGTTGGAGCGTAATCAGAGTTAACTACAAACTTCACATAGTAATCGTCATATCTAGTAGCTTGAGAACCTTGAACTTTAACAATAAAACCGTGATAGGCTTTTACAGGTAGATCATCTAAATCATCGACAACACCTTTGATAGCTTTTGTTCCTTCGCCTGTCTTGTCATCCTTGCTGGTTACTGTATAGTCTGATGATCCATCTGTTTTCGTAATGCGAATAATATAGTCATCGTTATTAACATTGAATCCACTAATTGAATTTAATTCAGTTGCAATTTTATCAGCAATAGTTATAGTCGATAATTTAACTTTTTTAGTTACAGTGCAGTTGCCAACGTTTAAACTTCCATCATTGTTTGATCCTGCTGTGTAATAAAAACTGCCTGAACCAGAAGATGTAACAGTGTATTCGCCTGCTACTCCACCTGAAGCTGTAGAAAAAGATATTGAAAACTTATCTCCAGCGACTAACCCGTGAGAACTTGCTATGACTTGAACTGTTGCACTATTTGCTGGCTGGCTATAACTAGCTTCTATTGGTGTTCCACCAGCAGGAGGTGTTGTAAAAGATTTTGTAACACCATTCAAAGTAACGCTGTACTCGGTGTCATAATTTGCAGCCTTAATAAACACCATTGAGGTGGGATCGCTGATGGTTGCTGGAGATAAGTCACTAGACATTGCAACCTCTTTTTCGCGGTTAACAATAAATGTGTAATCAGCAATAGATGCAACTCTAAATTGCTCAGAAGGCTTACCAGTTATATCTAAGTAAGCAAGGTCAGCAGCACTAGCAGAAGGGGTGACAAGTGTTCCGTCTAGGTTTGCTACTTTGATTGCACCATCTTGAATTATGACGATGTAATTTATGTCGTCTGTTCTTTTGACCATGTGAATAAATGGTCTATGTGTCCCTGCTGATCCGTTAAATACTTTCTTGATATATTCTAGTGGTGGCCTTTTCTTTAGCCCTTCAACAGGACTAGGCATACAGTTAACTACCTCCTCTGCTTGTGATGCCAGCCTCAAGGCAGGAGGTTGCTGGCTAACCCCATTGATAAGGTTCGGGATTGCAGAAGTAATTAAAGGCATGACTATCTAAGAACAGTACGACTTGGGTTGTAAGTCTGGAATACTCCTGTGTGATTAGGATTACCTCTGATCATATTGTGATCTCCTGCATTATTCTCTTCTTCTAAAAACAAAGCCTTAGCTTCTGCTTCTGCTGTGATATTTATTTGACTTAGATCTGCACTACCTAGTATCTGTTCTTGTAGTGTGCGACCTGCCTTTGTCATTATGTATTGACGAGCGTGTTCAGGTAGGTCAGTCCAGTCTAGGAAGTACGTTACATCTGCTTTTAAATCTTCGGTAAAGATAGAAGTATTCTTTCTTCTGTCGTATAACTTCAATCCTCTTTGTACTACCTCATTGTCTGGGTACTCATAAGGATCAATTTTTACTCTGCTTATATCTGAACTCAATTCAATTTCATTAGTGCCAGCAGTACGAGCAAGAGTTCTCTCATAGTCAGTATTGAATGACCACCCCTCTGATTGAATCGTTCTACTTGTTTCTTTTAGTGTGTCGTGTGCTTGTTTAGCAAGACCAAACTGACCAGCCAAGGAGTTAACAGGTGCTTCACCCATCATCCTTAATACTTTGTTGACTGCTTCTAGTTCTGATGTGAGGTTAAGGCCCATAAGAAAGAAGGGGGCACAAGGCCCCCATAGTAATTAGCTGGTTGCCCAGTAAACTTCGATAGCACAATCTGGACGTAGAACGCCTGTTCCGTGCATCATTGATCCAACCATAAATGTTCCCTGCCATAATGCATGGACATCCGAACCTGTCTGCTCCATCTTCAAGTCCATTAACTTAACCGTACCAACAGCTTGCTTGTTGAAGACAAGGCCAACGCTGTCTGTGTAGTTAGCATGGTATGTGTTGTTCTCACCAGTTACAGCAGAACGGTTTGTAGTTGGTAGATGGTTAGACTTGATGATGCTGATGCCAGCTACCTTCAAGACTGTTCCATCTGCGTATGCTCCAGAACCACCCCAGTCTCTGTTGAGTACGTCTGTTGTCTGAGCTAACTTGTAGTACTCAGTTGGGCCAAGAACAATGTAACGATCATTCTCAGGGACGTTGTTGATATCAAACTTCTCGGCTGCTGCCCACATTGCAGATACCAAGTTCGCACCAGTAATGGCTGCTTTGTTAGCAGCAACAATCTTGATACGAGTACCACCAGGAAGATCAGTGTTAGCGTTAGTGCTGGTTCTTGCTGCTTGAGCAATAGTAGCTGCTACGTTCTTATCAAATGTATTTGCAAGAGCCGTGCCCATCTCAATGGAATATTGAGATCTAACATCATAATGGTTCTTGGCTTCATCAACGTCTGCAATGAATACGTTTGATACAAGCTTGTCATCGATGTTGATGGTTACTTCAGCATGCTTGATAGCGTTGCCTGTAAGCTGTGTACCTGGTGTATGGTATGCAGTTGAAGAATTTCCAATTATTGGAAACTGACTGCTTTTTCCTGATGCTATTGTACGCACGTTATGCAGTGACTCGAACACAGTCGCTGCTTTGAACGAAGACAGAACTTCTCCTGAAAACGTTTTAAGGAATAAAGCGTCATAGCTAGTACCCGTAGCATTTACGAGACCTAGCCTTGAGCTAGTAAAGTTAGCCATACAATTTGTACGGTAGATAGAAAGGGTTTGCCCATCACTATCTCTTCCACTTGGGGTATCCCTCGCAAGGGGCCGTTGCTTCTATGAGAAGTTAGGTAATTAAATAATACCTCTTAAAAGACTTTTGAGCGACTAAGTTTTTCTTCTACTTGTTTTCTGTAAGCAGGATCTTCTTTGTATTTAGGATCATTCATAGCTGCTACTACCTGTGCTGTTGACTCGAACTTAGTGGTATTTGGTCTAGGTGTTCTACCTCCTACAAGCTT